CCAGGGATTTGAACAGTAGAATTCAAATCCCTCTCTGTCCGCCACCAGATACGAAAAATAACATATTTTAAAGCTTTTTACCAAAATTTAAATCCCTTAGCCGAGCCGCCATCGCCAAATTTAACGCGCTGCAACAGACGCGACGACCCCCGCGAGTGACTAAAATCATCAAATTTTCAAGGATGAAACACGCGGGACGCTTTGGGATCGCCTCTTAAAACGCACGTGGCAACTTAACTTTTGCTTAATTTTTATAAAAAACCTACGCGCGAGAGAACACCGCGGCAGACGCGACGACCCCCGAGAGTGACTAAAATCATCAAATTTTCAAGGATGAAACACACGCGGAGCTTTGCGATCGTCTCTTAAAACGCACGCAGGAACTTAACTTTTGCTTAATTTTTGTAAAAAACCTACGCGTGAGAGAACACCGCGGCAGACGCGACGCACTTTTTTAATCATAAATTTCAATGTCTCGTTTAAATTCGCTCAAATTTGAATTGAGATAATTTACGTAGACGTCGTAGATCATCTTAACGCTACTATGCCCCATAAGGGCCGCAAGCTCGGGCGGGGTTATCAAATTTCTTATTAGCATATTAGTAGCATATGTATGGCGCATAGTATAAGGACGGCGATACCTTATGCCAAGATCTTTTAGTATAGGCTTCCAGCATTTTTCTAAAAATACATTACAGTCCCTATATGGCTCATGGTATTGCGTCTCGAGCAAATACTCATAGGTTAAATTTTGACATCTTCCAAATTTAACCCAAAATAGATCGTATAGCCTATTTAGTATCGGCACGCGCCTGACGCTTTTAATAGTTTTTGGACTACTCTCTCCGAATCTCGAGCGCGTAGCGTTTATCGTGATAATTCGGTTTACCATATCTACGTCTTGATTTTTTAAGGCTATGATCTCCCCGGTGCGCATACCGGTAAAAAACCCAATAGCTATAAAAAGCCTAAATTTAAACGGATATTTCCTTGCTTCTTCCAGGATCTTTAAAACCTCGGTATTAGTAAAAGGCTCAATCCTAGGCGCCGCATAGATTAACTTTTTAATATGAATTACCGGGTTTTTATCTATTGCTTCATCCTCGAGAGCTAGAGTGAAAACGCCGTTTAGGCAGTTTAAGTAGTTTTTCTTAGACTTCGAGCCAACGTCCGTTATATCGCTCAGCCACGATCTAACGTCGCTAGGCTTGATTTCCTCAATCTCTTTATCAAAGAAAAAAGAAAGCCTATTATTTACTATTCCCTCATTTTTACAGAAAGTAGAAAATTTCCAATCAGTGCGACCAAGTTTTAAGTAAAGATCGGCATAGTATTTAAAATTCATATTCCCTCAATCCCCTCTCGATAAAGTCTTCAAGATCAGGCGCGTTTAAGTCATGTTTCTCATTTTTCCTTGTAAATGAATTTAGACCACGATCCAGCATGATATTTTCGACATAAGCAAGATGTTGAATATTGCAATTTACTTTATCAAGCCGCGAATAATAATTGTAAAGCTCAAATTTGCTCATCTGGGACGGGAATTTTTGCGTTTGGCCTTTTTTCTTCATCGCTTCGCGCCTAATTTTTTCTCCCTCTCGCACATACCAGGCATCAACCCAGGAGTCAAGCTCGGGTTTAATAGTTTGGAAAGTTACATTTTTAGGCGGTTTTTTACGATCATAGCTATTTATAAGTCTGTCGCAAACGTAATGCTCCAATTTACCGTTATCATAAATGATAACTTCCTTACGCTCGGGGATATTGATATAAATATAATCACTCGCCTTATCCCACTCCAATACGTTATTATCATCGTTTTTAAAGTTATTTAAGTGGTAAAAGTCTTGCATGGTAGCTATAAAATTGATTTTCCTATAAACCCACAAAGGAACGTTGTTTTGAGAGGTTAAAAAGCGTCTTACTTTGTGTTTTACATACCAGGCGGCAAGATCGTCAAGCTCCTGGGTTTTATCTAAATTTATAAAGGTTTTTTGAATATATTTCATTACGTAGCCAGCCGGATTATATATAGAAGTCTGAAAGCCGTTTGTTTCGCCGTTTGCTATTTGCTCGCGTGAAATAGCGTCCACACGCAAATTTTGAGGCGCATAAAATATATCCTTGTAAGAACGCCTAAGAAAATCTATCGTATAGCTAGGAACAAAGAAAAGGGCGTGTATATGCGGCACTCCGTCCTTTTTATGCGGCTCGAAGCACCTTATATAAGAGCGCGTAACGCCTTTAAAATGGCGGCTAAAGCGCATAATAAGCAAATGCCATTGATGATTTAAAACAGCGCACAAATCACTAATAGTAAGGGGTGCACCATTCTTGATTTTATATTTAATTTCAGTAGGCAAAAACTTCATATCTTTATCCTTAAATTTGGAATAATCGCCGCTCAATGCGCCGCGGAAACAACCGTTAAGCGTGATCGTGAGAAATACCGGGCGTTGGGCGTAATCTATAGCAAAAGAACCGAAAGTATTTACGCGGTTAGCAACCTCGGCGTAATACTTACGGCTAAAATTTGCGGCCATAGAGAAGTCAAGCAAGCTTCTAACCTCTCCGAGGTCATTAACAAAACTAAAACTTCGCATATAGGCTTTTTGCTTTTCTAGCTTTTCTTGACATTGAATCCGGTCAAATTCAGATATTCCAAACACGCCCAACCTTAAAGGTAACAGTTTTTTATTAGATTGACAAGGCGGCGCGTTACTTCGCGGGCGCTCCGCGCTCCGCTCAGTTTCCGCTCCGCTTGCTCCGCATTTAGATAACCTGAACCGTTAAGGTTACGACAGTGTTTAACTCTGATTCCTGCTCAACTGAAAACAGATACTTCAAAATGAAAATATCCTTAAGAACGGGAATGCCGTTGCGCTGCTTTACAGTGTTGATCTTGTTTATCCCGGATAAAACTAACACATCGCCGCGCCGCAAAGAGTAGGAGCTTTTAAGCTCCTTTTTGCTGGTGGTGGGGGTCAAGGTGTTGTTAGACGAAAGCAGATCCTCAAGAATAAGATGCAAATCAAAATCCACGTGGTCTTTAAGGATAACGGGCTTAAGCGTGATTTTTAAACCCACGTCCTTATACTCGTAAGAATTTTGAGTAGTGGTCTGCGTAGCGGACGTTTGAGAATTTTGCACCAGATAAGGAATATTCTGAACCGCGCTAAAATATACTTCGGTGTGATTTTTTGCGGTCAAAAACGGGCTGGAGATGATTTTAGTAAGTCCGTTAGTGTCCAGGAAATTTAAGACGCCGAAAAAACCCTCGCTATCTTTTCTTACGATATTTGAATTTGTCGTATAAGGCGAAGTGATCAAATTTATATAGTAGGCCAGGTCGCCGTGATTTAACGGCTTGAGCAAGCTTTGAAGCTTTGTGCCGCGGTCTTTGATGTCTCTAAGATTGGTTTCGGTTATGGTGAGTTTAAACTGAACCTGCTCCAGAGGCTTATCAATACCGGAAACGGCTTGCTTTATTTGCTCGTAAGCAGAGTCATCGGCTCGAAAGAATACGGAATTGGACGACTTAGAATACGTCGCGTTTAGCTCGAAATTAGACATTATACGCCGCACGTCGTCGACAATATAGTTACTTAGGTCTATGCGCCTAAGGTCGTAATCGGGTAACTTCTTATCGGTAATATAATAGAAATTGTCCTTCTTGTATAAATACAAGCCCTTGGCCTCAAGCATCTTGCGAAACATAGAAAGAGTTAAGCTAGTCTCGCTTTGGTAAATAAAATAGTAGTAGCTCTCATCGATACTGTCGTCGGTAACGATAGCTATATTATTATATTTACTGGTTAGCTCGGCGAAATTTAGTAAATCAGTGTAAATCGTCTCGGCTTTTACTAAAAAACTACTTAAAAATGCTAGAACTAGGAAGGTCTTGGCTAGAGTTTTCATTTACGGCACCTCTTTTATAAGAATTTGATATTTGTTTTAGGGGCTCGAGAACGTCCGAGCCCAGGACGATAAAATATTCAGTTATATACTTATCTTTGGTAGTAGAGTAAAAATACAAAGGCTTAGAGCCTGAAATAATATGAGAAATGAAACCGTAAGGAAAAGTATATTTTTCATTTGCAAATCTGCATACGTCGTCGATACAAGATAAATTATAGATATACGTTTTATCAGGCTGGTCTTGGGTTTGAAGGGTAGGCTTTGTTTGGTGCGTAAGACGAGGTTGAAAGTTTGAACTGGAAAGTTGAGCCCCCGGAGACTCAAGGTCAGGTTTTTGATCGTCGGAAACGTCAGAGCTTAAAGATTTAAGAAAAAAATAAAAGTAAATAGATAATGCGATAAATAAGAATAAGGCAATATAAAAGAATTTACGAACAAATGATTTTTGAGACGTCGATTGTCCGGAGTGATAAAGATCAAATACTTCTTGCAAATACGGAATATGAAATTTTTGCATTACGTCTTTTTGATACATCTTGTAAGAGCCGTAAAGGATATATCTAAATTTGTTTTTAAATAGGCGCTTGGCACTATCTACGGCTTTTAGAAAATGTTCGGCAATGCGTTTATATTCGTTACTTATAAGGCTCAGATCTTGGGTAATAAGATAAATATCTTGGTATAAGTGGCGATGATAGGTAAGCCACCAAACAAGCACCGGATCTTCTTTGGCTTTTAGGAAATTGTGAGCTTCGTCAAGAACTATAAATACGCCGCTTAAATTTAGCTCTTTAGCACGCTCGTTTAATTCAGCGTCGGTAACTTTGGAAATATAAAGAGCGTGAAGTATAGACATATCAGCATAAAATTTATCAAAATCAAACTTTATAAATTTGTCGCATAGATCAAATTTAAACTCATTGATATTTGTATAGCAGTATGTATATTCTTTTTGCTTCTCGGGCTTGATAAATTTACTTAAAAAGCTGTTCTCGGGCTTAAACAAGAAAAGCTGGTAAATTTTGAATACGGCATAATAGGTTTTACCGCTTCCAGGATTGCCGACGAGGTAGGTTATCATCTTAAAAGCCTAAACATAAGTTTGAATAAGCCCAGAAATGCTTTTTCTAAGCTTTTCAAGTAGCTTAATGCCTATCCTTGCGCCAAGCATAAGAAACAAAGATATAAAAATAGGCGCATAAAGATTAAAGACATCCCAAAAAGCCTTAAAAACACCAAGAGTAGATAAAACGGCCAAAGCAGTTGAAGTTACTTCATTACCGCTGGTTGGGTTAGTTAAAGTTTTAGTAAAATTAAAAATATCAAACAGCTGACCAAATAAAAAATTAACGATTGCAAGCAAAGCGCCAAAATATATAACCATAAGCGCAAACATAGCAATCTCAATCAAAACGACTTTACTAAAAGCTATCTTTTTGATAACAAAACCCGCAAGCTCGCCGAGTTTTAAGCGTCCGAATATCCAAGAAAGAGCAGAAAGTATCGCAGACAAATTTTATCCTTTAAATTGAAAATATAATAAGCTTCAAAAGCAAAATAAAGCCACCTACAACAAAACCAACATAAAAAGCATAATAAGAAATTTCAGAAACAGGGGATAAATTTTCACAATAATCAACTACTATTTCTTGAGATTTGCCGCCTGGTAGTGAAATTTGCTTTTTAATAGGACACTTACCTTTGATACTAGGTTGAACCTTTTCAAAACCTTTGCCCTGGACGTTATTTACAAACTGATTTATACCGTCGCGGATACCGTCAAATTTAGATAAATTATCTAGAATATGGCCTTTTATACCATCATATAAACCATTGCGCTCTTTTTCAAGATCACCGTCATCAAAATCGCCTTTATTGAATTTGGCATTATCGCCATTATTATTACCGCCGCCTGGACCTGGAGTGGTAGAATTATTATCCTTTTTTTTACATTTAGGATCATTGGGGTTTTTCTTGCAAAAGTCGTCATCTTTTTTACATTTAGGATCATTTGGGTTTTTCTTGCAAAATTCATCATTATTACCCGGATTAGGATTAGGTTTGTCCTCGGAGCCACCTGAATTTCCACCACCACCATCTCCACCATTACCGCCGCCAGAGCCTCCCCCTGAATCACCGCCAGAACCGCCGCCGGGATTTGGATTATTTGGATCAGGCTTTGTTTTATTATTATCGACATCAGGAGTGCCAGGTTTTTTATACCAAAACTGAGAACCGTCTTTACAAGAACCAAGAAAAAAATCACCTTGCCCCAATAAAACACCAGGATCCCATGTAGAACCTATAGCGGAGCAATAACATTTACGAACATCGTCACCATTTTTTGAAGAACTACAATCTATACAAGAACCATCAGGAAAACCCCATTTATTTTTGTTTTTATCCGTGCAATCTATGAAACATTTGCCTCCATCATCATCCCAACTTTGACCAACAGGGCAAGATACACAACCAGATAATTTTTTAGAAAAGATTTCGTTTTTAGAAGAATCACAAGTGGCTTTATACTCTATATACCATTGGTTAAAATATGAAAAAGTCTCATCTTGGCCATCTGAAAGACCGGGGCCGCAGGTTTGAACATAATTGCCATTGACCCAACACTTGATTTTAGCTTGCTCAAATTCACTAGAATAATATTGAAGTATAAAAATACTTTGATTTGAGGAATAATCATAAAGATTATAACCGGAACCGGTCTTGTGGCGTAAATTAAAAATGAAATCTGATTTTTGAGATATACGGTAATAATTATTGTCTATTCTAACAAATTCATTACCAATAAATTCAACATATATATTGGAGCCTAAAAGAGTAGTTGAGTAATCAGATTTATAAGGGAAACCCCAATCCTTGCCGCGATTATAACCGCGATAAGGATCATTTAGCAATTCACTGAAACTTTTTCCATCATCGTTGATGAGAGCAGCAGGTAAATTTAGACAAAAAATAAATATTAAAACGAGGGATTTTAATAGACTTTGCATGAGAGGACCTTACAATACCTTTTTAGTAAAAAGGACTAATCCGGCGCAGACGGGCAAGCATATCAGCATAAACCAAACCATAATTGAAAAGAAGTAATCGAAGCTAAGAACACCCGTAACGGTAAATACGCCTATTGACATGCTAAATTCCCCTTTTCTTTTTTTTGATTTGAGTTTGGATCGGCCTACAGTTTGCTAACGATGAGAAAAATAAACAGACATAAAATGAAACCGCACAAAATTCCGCTAAGGCTCATAAGAAAATGGTATTGATCAGGCGATAAATGTAAATCATACATAAGGCTCAGTCCAAACTCTTAAAAAGGTCTAAGGCTACGGTGACTTGTTTGACTACAGCAAAGAAACCAATAATAACGGCAATTAAGCCGTTAATATAAATGCCAAGCCTAACAAGGTCTATAAAGTCATACATTTTTAGAACTTTTTAAAAATTTGACTTCCTTGAAATTTGATCAAGGAAGTCAAAGCGAGCTAACCGCGAAGCAAGCGAATACCAGCTTTTACGCCGTAAATAACTCCCAAAAGAGCAACAACGACAGTAGCCATACCAAAAAAGGTTTTTGGATCTATGCTACCAGTTACGGCACCGTCAGAACCGATGGCAACGTCAGCAGCGACAGCGTTAATCGTATTTAGTCCGATAAAACCTGCAGCAACGAGCTTGCCTTTTGCATTTGAAAGCTTTTCTTTCAAAGTGGCAAGGAAATTAGGCATTTCAGCCTCCTTTATAATGAAATTTAAAGCAGACGCGTACTACTTTGGGAAAGACTAAAGTAAATCAGGCTTTGCCAAAATAGTAAGCAAGAATAGCGGGGGGAGCGAACCCCGCAAGCGGGCTCCCCCTGCGACCCTGTTATGTGCGGCGGCGCGGGGTCCCTTGCTCCCACGCTATGCGCCGCACCTAGAGCTTTTTAAGAGAACAGAGTGGGCTCAATTTCGATGTTGAGCTTAAAGCCGCGAGACTCGACGAAATACAATAAATTCTTCACTTGTGCTTTAATGTCGCATATATCGTCGACGTAGCTGTCAAATTTGCCCGTTCCGTCGTCAAAACTTCGAAATTCTTTTTCAGTTTCTTCGAAGTCGCGATAAAATTTTTCAAAGAGTCCGATAAATCTGTCGGCGTTGTAAGATTTTTTCATTTTTCCACCGCCTTGGGTAAAAAATGATCGCAAGGAGTAATTACTATAGAAGAGCCGCTTCCATTTGGGAAAGTACCAGAAAAAACAACCTCTTCGCCGAGATCAAATTTATTTTTAATAAAATCCGCAACGCGATCGGCAGTCGGATCGTCAGGGCAAGGAATTCTAAAATCAACATGCTGACTTAAAAAGACGCCTTCGCTTACGTTTTTATAAATATTTGAACAACCGATAACGACCTGAGCAGCATTGTCTTCGCAAAAAACCGCCCCAAAAGGGACAACCCTTACTTCGCCGCATTTAATTTTATAAGTGACGGAAAAACTCATATTATGCCCCCTTGACGGCTTTATCAGTTGGCTTTGAGTCAAATAGGAAAAATTCGTAAGATTCGGACACGGCTACAATACGCTGATCGCCAGCAGGGAAACCGCCGTGTATAGTTAGGGAGCCTTTTTTCAGTTTCTCGCGCACGGCATTCCCGACGAGCCCCGCAGTAGTATCGTCCGGGCAAATTATCTTAAATACTACGGGCTGCTGAACGCTGTCGATAATGCCCGTCTTTTTATTCTCGACATCGTAAACGTTTACGCTAGATATTCGCACGGATGACGAATAATCGTTACCTTCAAACTTACCCGAAGCCGAACTTCTAATAAGACCTTTGACGATCGTGTAGGTTACTTCGTAGCCCTTTTCTACTAATTCCATAATAGCACCTTCCTTTAAAAGAATTTTTTACGGCAAAGTTACCCCGCCGGAAAGTGCCGTAAACCTACAAGCGGGGGAACAGTTTAACGCCGTATTCAGGGCGTTAAATCAACAAAATTTGATATAATTAAAATAATTAAACAAGCTTGTTAATTTGTGTAAAATAATTATACAAATATGAAACTTAAACTTATGTTAAATAATTAAACAAATTTGGCATAAATTTTACAAGGATTTTACATTGATAAAAAAAGACGAATTAGCAAAATTAATTAACGTAAGTAGGGTAACTCTCTACAACTGGGAAAAAACCAAGCCGGAATTAATGAAAATAATCGAAGGATATTACAAATTTACACAAGGCGAGGGAGAAGAAAACGAACTGCTAAAATATTATAATAGACTAGATCCCAAAAGACAAGAGCTATATTTCACAAAAATTAAACTTGAAGTTCTTGAAAAAGAAGCAGAAAAGGAAGCAAAATGAAATTTTTAATAATAATCCTAGCAATAGCACTAAATTTGGCGGCAGAAACAAAACAATCATCAGAAAAAATATTTAAACCAGGAAATCAAGAATACAACACAGAAATAGAAAATTTTTTAAGAGAATTACAAAAAGAATGGAACGAAATAAACAAAAACATAAAACCAAACACTAGATTTGAAATGACATTCTCAGACGAACAAGCAAAAATAGACATAGCAAAAGCAGAATTACAAAAAATATACTTAAAATTTAGGAAACAAGGTAAATTTAAGAAAAATACAGAAATAAAATCAGAAATAACCAAAGAAGATATAAACTAATTCAAATCACCG